GGAACAAAACTTAATTTAGTTGAGCTAGTAGTTTGTGGCAAATTTCCTGTGGTAGCAGATACAATTGTTGGATACCAAGTAGAAACAGAACTTGTATTGTCAGTAATTGCAGTATTTGTAGCATTTGTAGCCGTTGTGGCTGTAGATGCACTACCTGCTGACCCTGAGATATTAACTGCAAGTGAAGTGATGCTACCGCTTGCCGCATTAAGTGCTACAGCAGTCGTGCCAATATATAGTGATGAATTACCTAATACGCCACTAGGAATTGTGCCTGATAAGTTACCAGCAGTTAAACTTGTCAAACTTGCGCCAGAGCCACTAAATCCTGTTGCAGTCAATAAACCTGTTGATGGGTTAAATTGATATTTAGTAGAACTTGTATATTCAGTAGAAATATTACCGCTAGTTTGATTAGCAAATAATGGATAGCGAACAGCGTTAGTAGTTGTATCGTCTGTGACTGTTGCGTAAGCCGTTGGAGTTGTCCAAATAGGTGCGCTAGTGCCATTAGATGTTAATACTTGACCTGTAGTTCCAGCACTTAAAAATAATGTTGAACCTGCGCCTGATTGGTAAGGAATATATCCTGCACCACCACCAGCTAAATTAGTTGCAGTAGTGGCTGTAGTTGCTGACCCAACAGATAAAGTAGATTGAGCAACATATTGTGGCGCAGAAGCACCAGCAGTCAACACATAATTAGTCGTTCCTAACGCTAAAAATGCTGTAGCACCAACGCCCGTGTTATAAGCCAAAGCACCAGCAGAACCACCGCCAATATTAGTTGCTGTTGTAGCAAGCGTAGCAGAAGCCACAGCACCACTTACAATAGAACCTGATATAGATGTTATCCATGCAGGATTTGAATAGCTACCAGTCGTATAAACGCCATTGGTGACTGTTCCTGCGTTACCTGTGATTCCAATACCCCAAGTTCCAGATGCGTTTGTACCTGTTGTTGAAGGTGCGCCAATTGTATTGTAAGAAATAGTTTGTGCAACAGAGCCGTTAAATGTTGTGCCTGTTGCGCCACCTGTTCCGCTATTATTAAATGTTAGCGAATTTGGTGTGTTAGCTGTAACTGTTGTAGAACCGCCTAAACTAACTGCATTGCCATTAATTGTAATAGATGAATTAGTCAAATAACTGTTAGCAATAGGTGTCGCATTCCAAGTACCTGCCGTTAGCGTTCCAACCCCTGTAATCCCTGTGTATGAACCACTAATTAAACTAGATGCAATTGTTCCGCTGGTGATTTGACTAGCAGCAATAGCAATAGATTGTGCAGATAAAGCAGTTAATTGACCTTGAGCATTAACAGTTGCGCTTAATGATTGGCTTGCAGATCCATAAGCACCTGCCGTTACGCTTGTATTAGTAATAGAAAATTGATTAGCAGCTAGAGTTAAACCCGTTCCTGCGGTATAAGTAGAAACTCCAGAAAACAATACCCAAGTAATCGGTGTTACGTTAATAGTGCCTGTGTCAGCAGATGTTGATACCCATGCTGTATCAGCTTGAGAGCCATTTAAAACGACTGTGTATGCGCCTGGTACTTCTGACCATACATCCATATCGATTGCACGAGTCCAAGCACTTGCAGAAGCGTTATAAATACCATTGTATTGACTAGAACTTTGATTTTTTACTAATACTCTATCGCCAGCCAACGTAGTGTAGCCATCAATAGTTTGTAATCCTGATAGCGTAATGTTGGTTAAAGTTGCACATTTACACGCTGCTTTAGGGCCAAGACCTTGTGCGACTGTGTCTACATAAAACTTATTAGCAATGTCAGTATTGCCACTAGGTGTAGTGATAACTTGACCTGTTGTCGTTAGAACATTAGTAAAAACTCCCGTTGAGGGAGTAGTTGCACCAATTGTCGTACTGTTAATCGTACTATTGGTTATATTTAATCCTGATTGACTAGGATTGATGGAAGCATAAAAAGGCTGACCCTGACCGATAAAAGTCTGAAAGTTGCCGTAAACGTCAAAGTACGCTTGAACAGGCAGTAAATTTTGGTCTACAGTTGAACTAGGGCCAGCCATGTGTTTCCTTAATATGCCATTGCATTAACTAAAATTACATCACCAGCAGACATATTAGTAGCTGCACCTGTTGTTACAGAAAAGCTAGTAAATGTGACTGAAGTTGCTGTGCTTCCAGTTAATTGTAAAAACAATGTACTACCACTTGTTACATCAGCAGCAAAAGCCAACCAACCATTTGATGCTGTTGGTAAAGTAATAGTGCCATTTGCAGCCCCACCTGTACCAACAACAATTTTAAACACAAAAGTGCTTGTTGCTGAAATTGTAGGGTTAGTACCAAAACCACTGCTAATAGTAGGTAATGATGTTGTTGATGCTAATAAAGTACCATTTAAAGAAATAGAACTTGCATTATAAGGCGCAAGTAACTGATTCCCACCTTGACCAATTAAACCTGTACATACATTGTTTACATTGTACTGAGCTTGTACTGGCAAAATGTTATTGGTAACTGTTGATGCTACTTGGTTTGAACTCATTATGAAATCCCCTCACCTGGAGTAATTTCAGCACTAGAAGCAGCACTAGAAATAAACCAAGCATTAGGTGGAATATAACCAATAACGGCTACTCCGTTAGCAGGTACAGCAATTGTATTAGCTTGCGGTGTTGTTAAGCCTGGCGCAGTTACCGTAACAGTAACAGCTAAATCATTAGGCTCTGGCGGTTGCCATGAAACATGAATCAAGCTAGAAGTAATATTGACAATCCGATAGCTAGATGGATATACGTTATTACTTGTTTTAACTTGAACCGATGCCAAACTTCCCACAAGATACGTTGGGCCAAAAGGCGAAAACGGTGAGTTATAGGCCATGATTTTTCCTTTATAGACCTGCTGGCAATTGACCTTCTGGGCGAATAACTTGAATTACATAGTTACCAGCCAAAGGTGTTGCGCTTGATCCTGATACGTTAGCAAATTGAATTTGCAATGTGTTAGCAGCAGTTACTTCAGCTTCTGCATAAATAATACCAGCAGTTTGAGTGCCAATAACACCAATAACAATAATTTGATCAGTTGTTAAAATGCCAGGTACAGTAAATGTTTGATTTGATGAAGTACCTGTTACAGCAGCTGGAGTCAATGAAACTGAAAGATATGAAACGCTTAAAGCATTTCCACGAGCAATAGTAGTAGATGACATGATTTTTCCTTTGAATAAGGTTAACTAATTATAGGGGTTTAAAGAAAAAAAGCCACACTTTTTAGGCATGGCTTCTTCTCTTTTTTTACATTATTTAGCTCTTAGCTAAAGTCGTAACCATAGATGTAAGCATCAAAAGTACCGACTACGCCAGAAGCTGTACCAACATACACATACAATGTTTGTGCAGAGAAAGCCAAAGTGCTTTCATAAGCAGTAACAACTTGTGTACCAGCAATTGCTGTTAAGTTAGCTAAGGTTGTAGCAGCAAATACTTCTGAACCTGTACCACCGCTGCCACCTGGTGCTGTGTAAATAGAAGCTACTGTTGAGCTTTCATTTGCTACTGCACCTGCGTTGTTAGCATTAGTATAGATTACAGAGGCAGGTAAATAATTATTAGTATTATTTATCTGAACTGCTGTAGAACCTACATAGTTAGAGTTAACACCCTTTACCACAGCCAATAGACGTAAAGCCTGATCGGTTGTGACATTGGAAGGATGTCCTGAGGTGGTGACTGCTGGGCCTGGATTAGACATAATAGTTTTCCTTTTCTTTATCCGTTAATTAAGCTGAAACTCGGCAAGCAAGCTCAGGATATAGAGGAGCCCAACCATACAATACGTCTACACGAGTAGGAATTGAGTCGTTGTTAATTGTGTATTGACGAACAACACGCAATGATAGACCCACTTCTTTATCTGATGCACGACCAGCAAAGTGAACACCCTCTGGCAATTCCAAGTCAGCAGTTGCCAATGTGAATGCATTGCGATGCATTACAATGTTTTGTGGTGAAACGATACCGTTACCACTTGCATTGTATTGTGAAGCAAAGAATGTCACAGCAGCTGATGATACTGGGCTAGGAATTGAAACGTTTTGGAACTGACCAGCAGAAATAATTGCTGGAGATACAGTTACTGAAACGCTTGAACCAGAAGCTACAGAAACAGCAGATTTAACTACGAATGAACGTAGTTTGTTTGTGCCGTATGCTTGACGATTTTGTGGGTTGACTGCATACACACCAGCGATTTGGAATGTATCACCAGCGTTCAAGTTGATTGTGCCTGTGTTAGCAGCGTTCAATGTGATTGTTGATGTTTGCGCCCAACCAGAAGTCAAGAAACCAGCAGCAGTAGATGTGTTTACGTTTGCAGTTACTGTAGATGTTGAGAAGTTACCAAAAGTTTGTGAAACAATGTTTTGGTCTAGTTTCCAGTTCATACCTCCTGAGTCACGACCCATCAAACCTTTAGTGTATTGGCTTGAGATTTGTTCTGTAGGAACGAACAAACCTTTCAAGCTGTCAACAGTAGCAGCTGATGTGAATGGCTCGATGATTGCTGAACGACGGCCATCACGAGGTGCGCCTTCAGAGTCAAGATATGCTTGAGCATTTAACCAAGTATACAAGCCTGTTGGTGGTGTACCAGCAGTACCTGTAATGTTAGCTGTGTTCAAAGCAGCAGTAGTTGTACCATCAAAGTCAATTTTGTTGGCAATAGCTGCAACGGCTGGTTTCAAGATACGATCTGAGAACATATCCAATGAAAGAGCCAAGTCTTGTGTTGTAAATTGTGTATCAACGTGGAACTGACTTGTAAGCGTTACAGGTACTGAAGTTTCGTTCAAGTCCTCTACGTTCAAAGCTGGGCCAAGTGTACCGATGAAACGACCAGGTCTACGAACGTTTACAGTTGCGCCGATTTTTGCGCCTACTACTGCAAATTGATCATCGTAGTTACGATCTACTTCTGATGTAAATGTTAATTCATTCTCTAAGACCATCAACGCTTCGTTAGTGATCTTAGAAATGGTGAGTAAAGTATTCGCCATTTTAATTCTCCAAAAAAATTAGGTTTATCTGATCTTATTAGCCTGACGAGCAGCTTTCCATTGTGCGTAACTGCCGTAATATTCACCTTTAGTGTCTATTAAAACGTCTGCGCCCACTGATTTGCCACCAGCCAAAGGCTTAATAGGCTCAGGTGCTTTTGTATTTCTAACAGGCTCTTTGTCTTTCTTTGAAGGTTTACTTTCAAGTTCAAGACGGGCTTCTAACTTACCAATTTCTCTTAGAGCTTTAACAGTAGGCATTTGAGTTAGCTTAGTAGCATAGTCCTCATCTGAAGCTAGTAGATATAGAAGCTGTGGCCCTACATCACTTTCCAAGATGCTGTCCCGTATCTCGTCACTAACTTGGACTGTGCTGGACTGCACCATGCGTTCAAAATCAGGTAATACTTCTTTCGCTTTAGCTACTTTTTCAGTCCAAGCATTTAATACTTTTTCCTGAGCTTTTTGAGCCTTGCGATTAGCATCCTCAATATCTCGCTGTTTTAAAGCGTTTTCAGCACTCCACTCAGCTAACGCTTCTGCATATTCAAAAGCATCGTTAAATTGGTGTGCTTGTGGCTTACCTTCTGCTTGAGCCTTTACAGGTTGTTCAGCAGGTGGGTTTTGCCTTGCTTCATACTCTTTAAGTCGCTGTTCTAATTGTTGCGCCTTTGCCTCTGCTTCTTTGGCTCTTTGCGTAACTTTATCAAACCGCTTATTTAGTTTGTCAGAACGCTTATCAGAGTTCTGTTCTTTAGCATCGCCCTTTGCTTCTGGTTCACTCTTATCGTCATCCTGTGCTGGCTCGGAATCTTTCTTTACAGTTTCCACCTCAGCTGCGGGTTCTGAATCAGCTAAACCTAATCTTTCTGCATAAAAGGTTGTTGCGTTGTCACTAGTTATTACACTACTTGCTTCTTTATCGGCCATGATTTCTCAAGCTCCATTAAATTACTATATATATGATAAAAAACTACTTGTCAATCTATCTATTGTGTTTTTTCAGATTTAGCTTCTTTTAGAGCTTCTTTGATAAAAGCTTTTTGCTCTTTAAGTTTAGCTTTATCTAGTCCTGCAAAAGGGTTTGTAGACTCAGGTTCAAACTTCTTACCTGCTCTGCGAGCCATTTCTCGCATTTTCCATTCAAGTGCGTTATCGCCAGTTACTGTTGCCATTTAATTCTCCTTTTAAATACCACGTTCAACTGCTTCTGCTTCTGCTTCATGTGCATCTTTCAAATCCATATTAGCCAAAAGTAATGCTAATTGGGCTTTCATTTGCTCAATCTCTTTTTGTGATTCAGTCTTAATTACTGTGTCATGTGCAATAGTATCGGTACGCAATTGGCTATCCTCACGTTTAACTTGAAGTTCCATAGTTTTACGTTGAGTTTCAGCTTCTTGTTTTTGCTGTTCAATAGATGCACGATATTTCATGTCCATTTGCAGTGCTTGTAACTGTTGTTGTAGCTGTTGCATTTGTGCTTGTTGCTGTTTGATAATCATTTGCGCTTCTGGTGGTACATCTGACTTGTCATCAACTTGTGCTAATGGGTTAGCAGCAGCCAAACGATCAGCAATAATATCTGCGCCAGGGAAATCCATATTGCGGAATATCAAATCACCAGCTTGTTGCATTAAGTTAGGATCAGCAGTTAGTAAAGTCATCATAGAGTCTACTGCTTCTTGACGTTTAGATGCGTA